TGAGCTTGAACATGTGCTGCGATCTTTTGTGCTTTGGCTGGAGTCTTTTGTAGAAACTGCATGAAAGCTTCTGAGCTGAGATTATCCAACTGCTTGGCCTTGCTCTGGGTGTTTACAAATGTATACAGCTCGCTTTGTAGATATCCCATGCCTGCCACAGGCGCTAGGAATTTATTAATAGCCTGTTGATTTTTAGCCAGGGATTCTATGCGCCCTAGATTGTCTGCGTTCACAGCAGGTCGATAACTCATATATGTGAGGCCAAACACCACAAGATCAGGATTCCCATTCAGCATGTCTACACTGTCTAGATCCTCACCTGTTTTGTCACCCCAGTAGCTGAACTGTTTGTGTGCAGCCACCGCGATCTTGCTCTTGCCTAGCTTTACTCCTATGTCGCTGACTGCCTTGACTTCATAGGTGGTCTGATTAGGAGTGAATGTTATCTTGCCATTGCCACTTTCGTAGGGCTTGCCAGGATGAAACAGCATGTCACCGTAGACGTAGCCACGGAAGTCTTTGGGAGTGCCTGCTTCGAACACAGGCCAAAGTGATGCCATGTCTGAGGCAAACTTTTCACGCCAATCTTCACCCTTGCCACGGCTCATGATAAATGATTTTAACTCATCTGGAGAACTGCTTTTACCTTCTTCACGACCCCAGTTGTTCTTGCCCACCATGCGGAATGTGCCATCATCGTCACGTCCCCAGTATATGGTAGGATTGCCGTCCCACTTGATAGATATCTTGCTTTCTGGTTTGGCTAGATCTTTGAGTATCTGTATAGCACGTTGAGCACCATTGGTTTCTGTGAACACAAGGTCTTCAAGGTGGTTGAACTCTCTGCCAACTTTCTTAGCAGGCGGTGCTTGATCTTCTAATAATAGTTCCCAGAATCTCATTTTACTATTTCTATGAGCTGGCGCATCCAACCTATACTTCCTGGTTGGTAGCTTTCTATTTGATTGGCCTTAGGCAACTCTATGCCCTGCTTGCCCAGTGTTTCTCTAGCGCCTGCAACTAATTCTTCATAGTTGGGCAGTTTTTTAATATAGTTAAGGATGGCATCCACTGAACGGATGTCTTTGATGGTAGCAGTCTGTCCCAGCAATTCTTTGGCAATTTGATTCCAATCGTTGCCGTTGGGCAGCAGTTCATCTGTTTGTGGATTTAATATCCCGTGCTTGGGACTATACTTCATGTTCTTGGCTCTGGCTATAGAACTCAATAGAATGTGGCGATGTTCGCCACGATACTCACCGCCACCGCTGATCATTGATCCTTGTTGGAACTTGGGGTTAGCGGAGAACATAAAGTCAGCTTGCACAAACCCATTGGCTGGATCACCTTTGATAGGCACCTTCCAATGCACATTGTCACCGCTTAATTTGATGTTCTCTTTGCCAAACTGTGATATTAACTTGTCGGCGAAAGATCTTTTGTCTACTTCATTGGCATCCACGCTGAGGTCTAGATCGCCCGAACTGTTGCGTTCAAAAGTGCCATCTGGATCTTCTTTGCGTCCAGTGGTGCCTAACCATTTTACTGGCTTTTTATCGTCTAGATCTTTTTCTTTGGTAAAGTCTAGCCCTGTGATCTGTTCGATGTAGTCCACTGTGCTTTCTACATCTGCAGTGGCAATGCGCTGTGTCAGAGGTTGCTTGTCTGCACCTTTGAATACATTTCCACCTTCAAATAATTTACTCTGATTCATTTAACTGTCTCTTGGTTCTTTTGGATTCGGCGATCTTACGTATGCCGCGGGTGAATTTGGCGGGATCCTGTCCACGTATGGCGTTTAACAATCTACGCTCTAGCTCATCTGCTTGTTCTGCTGTGTAGTGTTTTTTCAACGTTTCTAGCAGATTAATAGCTGAATTGATGATGTTAGTGGCACGGCTTTCAAACAGTTCGTCCTTGTTACGGATTTCTGCTAATTCATTTAATTCCTGCAGGATTGATCTTGTTTTTAGTTTCATATGCCTTTCCCAGTCAAGTATTTACCCTCTGTGTATCATTTGATATTATACACTGTTTGTTCTATTTAATCAAGTTGTAACACTACTCATGGTAAATACTGAGTAGGAACACTGAGTTCTACACACACTTACAGAGGAAAAGTATGAAGACTATATCAAACAAGATGTTAGCCATCTTGGAACGTTTATCCGAAATGTTTCCAGGATCTAGCTATCAAACACGCTTAGATGCATATCTAAGCACCAAAGGCATTACCGATGCCGCACAGTTGGAAATCTATCTCCGACAATTCAACTCCCAAAAGGAAAGTTATCTATGAAAACAATTTTAAACTCAATCTGGTCATTTTTAGAAGCATTTGGACAAGCACGATATGCTGCAAGTCTTGCACGTCAGGGGCGCACTGAAGAAGCCAAAGCCGTATACGGAGCTTGATAAATATTGGCATGAACTTGGTGTATATACACGGTGCCAATGCCACCAGCGAAAGTTTCAATTATATCAAGAGTAAACTGGGTACGGGGCTAGACATCAATTACGATAGTCGCAATGGGTTTGAAAATAACCTAAAAGACATGCAGTCAACATTGCAGAACTATCAGAACCTAGTGTTTGTTGCACATAGTTTAGGCGGTATATACGCATTACATCTAGCTAATGCTATGCCCGATAGTGTTAAGGGTGCTGTTACATTGAGCACTCCGTATGGTGGTGCAGAAGTAGCGGATTATGCTCAATACTTTTTGCCATTTAGCAGACTAATGCGTGATATTGGTCCTAGCAGTTGGGTAATGAAGCAGGCTAGTAAGATTAAGATACAGCATCCTTGGACTAATATAGTAACCGTTAAAGGACAAAGTCCGTTTATGCATGAGCCCAATGACGGGGTAGTTACTATTGCCAGTCAAAAGCATCATGCAGATATGGAGTTAGTAGAAGTAGATTATAACCACTATGAGGTTGTGCTCAGTGACGTAGTGGTTAAACTTATTAAAGAACGAACAAACAAGTTCAAAAAATAAGTTGCTTTTCTATCACAGAGCATATATAATAAGTTAACAGCGAAAAGGAAGTAGTTGTTAATACACAGACATTACACACAGGAGATTATTATGTCAAACGCATTTGAAACACCAAAACTACCAGAAGTTAAATTCAACAAGAACGGATATGAAATCCGCACAGACATCTTGGGTATGGCAAAAAGTCTAGTAAGCGAGGACTTCCATGTCAAATTTCAAGGATGGGAAATGACTGCTACTCGTGATGAGAAGACTGGTCAAATCGTTAGTAAAGTTGATATGCCAGAATATCCAGGTTTAGATAAAGTACTAGAAACCGCCGAAAAGATGTATTCATTTGTTAACAGCGGCGTGAAGAAATAATATTACGCTCATAGAGCATTACATAGCGGTAAAAGAAAAGCAGCCTCCGGGCTGCTTTTTCTTTATGCGTTTCTAAGTTTTGCTAAGCCTGCATAGCTAAACAATTTAAACCACATCCATCCAATATCGAATTCAAACCAACGACGGCTCAGTTTGGGATTAGCAGGATCCAAGTGATGATTGTTGTGCAGTTCTTCACCACCAATCAAAATACCCCAAGGCATTACATTGTGTGAGTGGTCTTTGGTTTCGCCATTGCGATAACCCCACCAGTGTCCAACACCATTAATAAATCCAGCGGCCCAGAACGGAATCCATATCATCTGAACACCCCACACTACAAATCCCCATGGCCCAAATAATACAAGATCTATGATCAACATTACAAGAATGCCTAGGCGATGGTGGGGTGTATAAAGTTTACGTTCAATCCAGTCTTTGGGGGTGCCTGCTCCGTATTTCATGACCATATCGGCATCACTGCCTGCTTGATTGTAATACTTAACTCCGCCAAATACCAATTGCCAAATACCAAATACGTGTGGGCTATGTGGGTCACCTTCTACATCTGTATTTTGATGATGCTTTCGATGAATGGCCACCCATTGCTTGGTAGTCATACCTGTGGTAAGCCATAGCCAAAAGCGCATAAAGTGGCTCAATGCTGGGTGGAATTCAATGCCTCTATGTGCTTGGTTTCTATGTAGGTATAGGGTAACGCATACTATTGTAATATGCGTCATTATTAGTGTTGCGATTATCATGTCCATAATTTACTTATCCCGTTGACAATCATACAAAACTGTGTTATAATGCAGTATGAAAAATAAACTTATACTTACAGACGCAGACGGTGTATTATTGGATTGGGAATGGGCATTCTCAGTTTGGATGCAAGAACGCGGTTACACATTGACAGCAGATAACAAGAAAAGCTATTATCTGCATCATCACTACAACGAGCTAGAAGAAAAGGACTCTAAGAAAGTTGTAAAGACTTTTAATGAGTCAGCTGCTATTGGATTTCTTCCAGCATTGCGTGATTCAGCTCATTATGTTAAAAGGCTGCACGAAGAACACGGCTATGAATTCCGTGTTATCACAAGCCTAAGTCTAGATAAAAATGCACAGAAACTGCGTGAAATGAATCTGCGTAAGTTGTTTGGCAATGCTATTGAAAGTGTTATTTGTTTAGATACAGGTGCAGACAAAGACGATGCGTTGGCTCTGTATAAAGATAGCGGCATGTGGTGGATTGAAGACAAGCCTGCCAATGCCGATGTTGGCTATAACTTAGGATTACAATCTATTCTTATCGAACACGGACACAACATGCATCACAAATGTTCTTATCCAGTTGTAAAGAATTGGAAAGAGATCTATGGTATTATTGTAGGTCGCTGACAAAATCCAACAGCAGTTCATGATGTCGCCCACCGTGATAGTGAGGCTTCATCCAGCTATGATATTCGTTGTACCAACTGAGTTGACTCTCTGGGTGACATCCAATTAGCCCTATGTTGTTTTGTATTACGGCCATAGCATCACCATTGGCATAGGTAGCAACAGTTTTAAATTTTGTAGTATCACCTACTAAAGCACATCCATCGTAGAAATACATTCGTTCTTGTTGCCCTTGCCAAGTTATAGGTAATGCTTTGGCATGCGGTCTACGTGTGTCTGTGCCAGGGCGGGTGATGTATTGCACAGCCTCTATGCCATCTACGATATCAAAATAGTCTTCCGCAGCCCAGTATGCTCCCATACATATGCCAAGATACCTTCCGCCTCGACCAACAAAGTCCCTTACTCGATCTCCGTTGTGTGCCAGCAGGTGATCAAAACTATCGGCATCACCAATGCCTCCTGGTACAGCTATCATGTCAACATCATCAAAGAAGTCAGCATCAACGTGCCAGCGTGTGAATATTTTAAAACTGTGGTATGGTTGTAGTGCTTGGAGGATGCCGTTGCCGGATTCTACTGAACATTTAGGCTGATGCAAGAACAATGCTATCTTCATACAGTCTTTATAAAAGTGCTCACTTAGAACGCCATTCCGGGGCACGACTCCCATAACGCTCTGCCCAGCAGCCGGGCAACCCTGAAGTAACGCTAACGTTCCTAAGGTAGGGTGTTCTTATTCTTGTGCTTTCTCGATGGTATAGTCAGCTTCTGTGCTATCTGGATAACGAGCTGTTAACTTGGCGATAATGTCTTGACGACTCTCACCTTGAATACGAGCAGTCCTACCTGATGCTGTTTGTGTTACTACATACGTTCCAGGACCGTCATTGGCATCTGGTTCAGGCTCTGCTGTCTTTTCTTCACCCGAAGCATAACTCAACGGGAATCGCTTTTTCAAATCTGCCACAGCAGCTGGAATATCATAGCCTCCACGGGTCACGTCTTCACTGGCTGTTTTTAATTCTGCTGCCTTGCTTTGAATACCTGCCACAATGCGCTTCATCAGTCCAGGAAACAGTTCTGAGAACTTTTCGTCTGATCGTATGCTTTGATTGCCGTTGTTGATTTGATTGGTAGGAGCATGTATCTGCCACTTACCGTTAACATCATCTGAATTTTCTTTGTCAAACACAGATATCACAGGACCGTCTGGAGCATAGTTTTTAAACCATCTTTCACCTGAGCTTGATCCTGTGCAGAAGCTGGCTTGGAATCCTGCAGAGTTGTTGAATGTATAGCATGAACCATAGTTCATAGGAACTACAATAAGGAATCGTTCGTCATCTACAATGGTAATTTCTTTTCGATCACGCTTGTGTTTTTCAATGACTTCAGCATCTTTGATACGATTAAGTTCATCTCGGTAATTACGCTGCTGAATAATAGACTGTATCTGACGTAGATTTTTGAACTTGTTGAAGTCCTGATCTTTTTCTGCTAGTTTGCCACGTATGCTCAGAGCCTTCCAAGCACCCAGAGCATCACCACCTTCACCGTTGATGTCTTCAAAGTCAGCCACACCGTTGATATACATGCGAGTCAGCCATTCGTCAAACTTGCCATCAGTGGAGATGTTGCCATAGTCTGTGCTGCTGAGACTGAGGTCTAGGAGATCACTCCATAGTTGAACTACCTCGTCATCTGAGGGTTTAGGTCCTAGTTTGGCCACACGATCTTTGGGTAATGTGCCATCGTGGCGCATGGCGATGCTCAACATCTTGACCATCTTGGGGTCTTTGAGTTTGGCTGCTACGTTGGCTTCGAGAACTATTTGATTGAGTTTCATCCTGAAATCAAACTCCTTTTAAAGAATGTCAGCACTGTGCCTAGTTTCTTTTGATCGCCGGCGGCAATATCTTTCATTAGTTGACTGCCGCCTTCAGATCTTTCTGCATTATAGCCACCGCCACCGTAGCCGCTGCGACTTATAGCGCCAGTCTGTTCGGGGTAGTGGTGACTAGCTGCCATTAACACAGCAACATTAATAGCAGCTCTGACTGAGTTGGGTGTGTCGGAATCTGTTTCCAACGACTCAATGGCTTGTTGCAGTCGTTTCACATGATCCAGCTTCTTGGCAGCTTTGTCAAAAGCATCGTTCTTGATCTGATTAGCGATATGTCCCTTAACGTCTGCAATGGCAGCAGTAATAGCTTTGACCCATAATGGCTTGAATTTTTTGGTCAGTGTTTCTACACTAACCATCGAAGTGTCAGTGCCAGCCTGTTGATCTTTACGTTTCTTTCGGTTGTCATTCACATCAGAAGTATTGTTTCCCA